GCCGTCCGGGAGCGCCCCCGAGACGGGGCCCCCCCACCCGAGCGGTGGGGGGGGCCTCCTGCTATACCGCCTACAGGGTGTCCCAGCCTTCCGGGAGTGGGTCGGACGGCCCCGCCGGGGCGGGAGGGGCGGGAGGGGCGGGTGGCGTTACGCCCGGCTGCGCTCGCGGCTCAGGATCAACAGCAGGCGACACGGGAGGCGTGGCTGGCTCCAGCAGCTCCGCGATAGTCACGTGCTGGCCCTCCACCAGGTCTATCTCACGCTCAGCCAGCAGGCCAGCCGGGGTGAACACACGGAGCCTATACCGCCCAGGGTGCAGGGCGACTGAGATCGGCGTGCGGACACCCGCCGCGAGATTACCAGCGACGAGCACGTTCCCGTCTGCCAGCTTGCCAGGGTCAGGGATGGGCTTCGCATTGATCGTCATGGGGACGATACGCCCGGTGGGGGTCTGCACGGACCCCTCGATGAAAGCAGTCATGACGACGCTCCTATGGTCGAGAGCGTATCCCGGAGCGCCTCGTGCTCCGCCCACGCTGTCTCCTGAATGTTGTCAATCCGAGCGCCCAGGTCCCGCATATCGCGGTCCTGGCGTTCAGTGATGCTGGTGAGCATCTGACCGTGGGAGGCGAGCACCTGGCCGTGCGCGTCCAACGTCGAGCGAAAGCCCTCTTGATTCTGCTCGATGCGGCGCACCGCGTCCTTAATGCTGCCCCCATGATTCGGAGTCACCTCGTGGTGTACTTCGAACAGCGAGGCCTCCAGCGCGTCCAACCGCTGGTCGATCTTCCCCGCGATAGCTTCAAGGGCGGAGGACGTTTCGGCCTGCCCCCCCCCCCCCCCGCGCCCCCCCGCCCCGCGCCCCCCCCACCGCCGCGCCCGCCTTAGCCTTCTCTCGCCCCCACTTCATGCCAGCGAGGACGGACACAGCGGTCACCAGGCCCCCGAAGGCAACTCCGGAGGCGCTGATGACCGCTACGACCTCGCCGGGACTCACTGGGGCGAGTCCTCCCCGTCGCGCTCACCGTAGATCGGGGCCTCGTACACGCCTCCCGTGTGAGACGCGGCGATCACGAGAGCGATCAGACCCAGGGCCTTGTCCGCCACGTCGAGCCAGTGAGTCGACTGTTCCGGCGTGACGTACCCGTAGGCCATGCCCAGCGCCAGGAGCGCCGCGACAATGCCATACAGGGCCTTGCGGCGATCCGGCGTGAGGGCCGCCCACCGCGTGCGATCAGTCGTGAGAGCGTGCTTCGGAGCACCCATGATTACCATCCTCCATTCAGCAGCTCGCGCTGCATTGCTTCGACCGTCGGAGACGGGGCATCCAGCGCCCCGTCGCCTTCCAGTCCGTACCGTGCGGCGAGTGCGTTCGCCGTGTCCGGCCCCATGAGGCCGTCAGCCTCGACACCGAGGGCCGTCTGCATGGCCTCGATGAGGAGGGAGCCTTCCGCGACCTCGGTGGGCACAAACTCCCAGCCGGTCGTGCAGCCGAGCAGGCTGTCGCGGTTCACCGCCGCCTGGGACGACACGATGCCGTCCACGGTGGTGCCCAGGACACCCTGGAGGAGGCGGGTCGTCGCGTCGCCCCAGTAGCCGTCGACGGCGGGCTGGTGTGCGGCGGCGGGGACGATGCTCGCGCCGCGCAGCGCCGCCAGCGTCTGGGGACCCGGAATACCGTCGATCTCCAGGCCGCCGTTAGCCTCCTGGAAGGACTTAATCGCGGCGTAGGTCTGTTCGCCCAGGATGCCGTCCACGCCGTCCTCGCCCAGGTCGTAGCCGCGAGCCAGGAGCTGGGTCTGGACTTCGCGCACGTAGTCCTCACCGTACCCGTTAGCGTTGTATCCGGAACCGTGGCCGTAGGTGGACACGCCGCCCGTGTCCGACCCCGTGTAACGCAGCACGCAGTCCCACGGGTAATCGTAATAGGGCTTGACGTTGGTCTCGTTGGCCTGGTCGCCTGCCTGACCGCCCGCGATCTCGCCGCGCTCGTCAATCGAGGCCTGAGCGAGCAGACCATTACCGAGGTAGACGGCCACGTGGTTGGCGTGGTTGAGCAGGATGTCGCCGCGCTCCAGGTCGGTATCGGGGTCGAGCAGGTCCCAGCCCCTGGCCGTCAGCTCACGAGCCATATTGCCCGTGTACGTCGCGTTGCCGGTGTCAAAACCGCGCGCCTTCAGCACGCCGATCACGAGCGCGGAGCAATCCGTCTCGCCACCCACGCGCAGGTCCCAACGGTTCCACTGGTCGTAGCCCAGGTCCCCGTAGGAACACCACCATTCCATGTCATACGCGAAAGCGTCAATATCTGGCATTTTGTCAGTTCTCCTTCTTATCCTTCAGTGCTTGCCGGAGGGCGAACAGGAGGTGTTCGTCCGTCACGGCGGACAGGTCCTCGCCCACCTCGGGCGGGACCTTAGCCAGCGCCAGGTATCGCTTCTCGAACGCGTCTTCGTACACGTCCGCGATAGCCTGCTTGCCGGTGTTGTCGGCATTGGAGACGATGATGTTGCGCCATGCGGCCTCCACCTCGTTCTCCGTCATACCCAGCGTCGCCGCCAGAGCAACGGCACGCTCCTTGAGCGCGGCATCCTTCGTCACCGCGATCAGCGCGCGGCTGGTTGCAGCCATTTTTGCCCCCTTCTAGGCCTTGATAATGTAACCCACCGCATAGAACGGCGGGAGGTTGTTGTGCGGCTTGTTGCCGCCCGTAGCCGCCGCCTCCAGGTAGCCGAGCTGGCCCGACGCGGCGGCGGCGGGGATGGTCCACTTACCGCCCGAGCCAGCGTCTGACTGCCAGATACCCACGCCATTGAACCACGCGCCGGAGTAGCCCTGGCCGATCACCTTATGGGAGTGGTAGGGCATCTCAGCGGTGGTCAGGGTGTGGGTCTCCTCGCCGCCCGTCTGCGCTCGCGGGTGGGAGGCCGACGCGCCCATGAGGAACCGACCGCGCAGGTCCGGCACCATGAAGTCCGCGCCCGTCCCCGTCGCGCCCAGGACCGCCGCGAGCGCCGGATACTGCGCCTTCTTGAAGGTGGACCCGTCGCACAGGAGCCACCCGGCGGGAGCCTTCACGCCCGCGTAGGCGACGACCGTCCCCACCGGGGCGGATGACCCGCCGTCGCCCGTCTGCGTCTCCCGCACCGTCCCCAGCAGGTACAGGCGGCGATTCACGCTCACAGTCCACACGCGACGGCCAGTCTTCAGGTCGCCCGCGAAGTTGATCGGGTCGGCTGCGAGCGGGGTCGCGTCGCCGTCGAGCTGCACGCGCAGCGGGTCGGTACCGACCACGACGGCCCACCGGAACACGGGAGCGAGGTCGAGGCGCGAGCGCAAGCCAGCCACCACGTTCATGAGGTAGTCGAGTGTGGTCATAGGTCCGTCACCTCCAGGAGCTTGGTTTTCACGAGCGTGGTCGGGTCCAGGCTGTACTCGATCTCCTTGACCACTCCCTGCGCCGTGTGCCCCTGGCTGGAGAAGCCCGCCACCTGGTTGGGCTGGAGGGGCACCGGCATGTGTTGGATCGTGATCGACGCGGACGGCGTGGACACGTCGATGAGGCGGCGGCGCGCCTGCGAGTCGATAGACTCCTGGTTGGCGGCCTCCACGCCGGTCTGGGTCTCCACGATCCACCGGCCACGCGCCTGGAATGAGTAGGCGGACGCGGGGTCTTCGTTGGTCGCCACGCCTACCAGCGCGGCCTTATCCTGGCTACCCTCGGACACCAAGACCACCTTGTTGGGCACGGAGGCCGCGTCCAGCTCACGCTCCCACTCGGGGAGGTGGATAGCCCGCGCGCCCTCCCGGAAGTCATAGGCCACGCCGCGCGCCGCCGGACGCACGTAGGGGTCAAGGTGGACCTGGCCCTCACCGTCCGGGTGCGCCGACCAATAGCCCGCCGCCGAGAGTAGCTCATTGGCTATGGTGAGCTTTGACTTGCCGGGGTCGTACACGATGTCGGACGACGCGGTGGCCGTCGACGGCGTGATGGACAGGCGCTCCAGGCCGGTGTCGCGCAGCAGGCCCGCCGCCACGTCGATCAGGTTGGACCCGGCCTTCACCACGTAGGTGCGGTCCACACAGTCGGCATCCGGGAGGGCGAGCGGGGAGGACAGGTCAACATCCCAGGTGGACCCCGCCTCACCATAGGAGCGGGTGGGCGCAGACAGGAGGAACACACCCAGGCCCCACGAGGAGCCGGACGTGGCGTAATCAACGCGCACCCGCTGAGTCATCCAGTCGATAGGCCCGCACGCCTCCGTGAGATGCAGGCTCCCGGACGCGCGCAGCCTCGTGGAGTTGCTCAGCGTGATGTTCCCGCCAGCCACGCCGTCCAGACGGCGGATTACACGGTCCTTGGAGTCCAGGAGAGTGACCGTGTAATCCGCCTGCCTATGCGTGTCGAGGGCGCTCACTCGTCGGTCTCCTTCACCGTCCGAGCGAGCACGTCACGAGACAGCTCGATCAGGCCGCGCCGGGTGATCAGGGACCCCCGACCCTCCAGGAACCAGAGCGCGCGAGAGTCCTCGTCCGCCTCCGTGGTGAGGACCTCAACTGAGACGGTCCACGCGCCAACCAGCGCGCCCTCCGGATACTTCTCCCTGATCAACTCCGCGAGCGCGTTTTCCACGTGGTCAAGCCGGTTACTCATGGTCCACCTCCTCGACCTCCAGCTTAACACTCCACTTGCCGGACAGCGCCCGGTCAGCGGTGAAGTCTCTGACCGAACAGTAAACCCTGCGGCCCATCGGGTCGCGGTACAGGAACGGCCCCGGCATGTAGGACAGCTCCTCCAGGCGCTGAATCATCCAGAAGTCCTCGTCAAACAGGGTCGCGGACAGGCTCAGGGTCTTCTGGCGGTGTCGTCCGGCCATCTCCACGGCGCGCTCGCGGCCCGCGAAACGGTACAGCTTGCGGTTCGCCAGCCCGGTTTTGCACGAGTGCAGCGGGTCCCACCGCAGGGACACGGTGAAGCCGAAGTTCTGACCGCCGCCAATCCACATGGCCCACGACTCCAGGACCATCTCCGCCGTCGTGACCGCCGACGACGGCAACGCCGACGTAGCCGTCACGCGGTAGGCCGCCGCGCCGTGACTGACCGACTGGTAGTCGAGGAGCTGGCCGGACACGGGGAGGTCCTCGGTGATCGTCGTCCACGTGCGCCCACCGTCGTCGCTGCGCTCCACGCGGTTGCGCACAGCGGCGGGCTTACCCGCCTCGGGAGCCGGGTTCACCACGCGGACGCGCACGCACCCCGCCAGGTCGTCCCACTCCGGGTACACGCGGGGAGCCGGAGGCTTCTCATAGGCGACCGCAAACGTCTGGTTAACGATGCGGGACTGCACGCCGTGGGCGTTCGTCGCAACCACAACCACGCGGTAAGTGCGGCCATTCTCCAGGTAGGTGTTCAGGCGGACGCGGGTCAGCGGGCCGCGCACCTCCTGCGTCTCCACCAGGTTGTTGCCGCCCAGGTACAGCTCGACGCGGGCGCTCGACTGCGCCACCCCGCCGTTAGGCGAGTACGCCCAGGCGACCTCCACGAACGACGTTTTGACCGTCTGGGAGGGAGACTGGATAGACACGACGGGGCGCGGCGCCACGTAGAACGTCGCCCGGCGCGAGATCGGAGACGCATCCGCGTGCAGACCCCACGTCTTCACCCAATACTCATAGGTCCCAACCTGGAGGACTCCCACCGTCGCCTGCTGCGCGGTGTCGCGGCGGTCGAACGTCGGCCCCGGCGCACCCGTCGCCTTCTTCTGATACTGGAGACTGTAGCGCGTCTGCGGGCTGGAGTCCGTCGGATTATGCCGCCAGGTCAGAATCACCGGGTCGTCCGACGGGAAATACACGCCGTCCGACGTTGGCTCGGGCGCGTTCGGGCGCGCCAGGAGCTGCACGACGTTGGACGGAGCCGACTTCGCAGACTCCACCGTCCCGCCCACGCAGACGACGCGGTACTGGTGAGTCACGTCCAGGCGCGGGTTGCGGTGCAGAAGGAAAGCCTCATGGGTCTTGATCGAGGCCTTCGCAATCAGCGTGTTACCGTCGTAAACATCCCACCTGGTCGGAGTATAGGGAGCCTTATTCTCCCACGTGATCAGAATGTCGCCGTCCGCGTTCTTCTCCGCCCGGACGTTGACCGGAGCGGGCGGAGTCGTGTACACCGGCTCCGCCTCAGCATAGACCGAGCCGCCCGCGCTGTTCTCAGACTTCACGCGGTACGTGTACTTATGACCGGCGGTCACATTAAAGGTCGCCAGGGAGACCGCATTTTTGACCGGAGCGACAACTTCCCAGTCCGCGGACTCATCCACCCGCCGCTCGACCACGTAGTTGTCGATGGGGTTGGACTCGCCCTGGGGCGGGGCGATCCAGTCCACCGTGATCTGGGAGTCGTTCACGCGGGTGGCGTGGGCGACCGTCGGAGCGTTCGGAACATTGACCGGACGGGCAGGCAGCGTCAGGTAGTTTTCTACCGCCGGGTTACCGCCGTTCCAGATTGGCCCGAGGCTCGCACCGATGCCAATCGTGGTCTCCTGGCCGTACTTCAGGGGAACGTTGAAACTCCACTGGCTTAGCTGCTTGTAAACCGTCTGCCCGTAGCCGGAGGAGAAGCTGAACTGCTCGGAGCCTTCGCCCGAGTAACCCCACCAGCGCCACCTGTTGGTCCAGTTGTGGCCGTACCCGTCCGAGCAGGCGGTCACGGTCGCCGTGACCGTGACCGACCCGCTGGCCGGGTCGCCGGACCAGTCCAAGGCAATGCCAATGAACATGTACCCGCTAGAAGCGGACCATACGGTAGCCATACGCTGACCGTCCCTTCCTGTTAGAAGCCTGCGCCGAGAAGATCACGGGCGCGCGTGCGAGAAGCCGGAGCCAACGCATCATTCACCGCGCCCCTGGCCGCCACCCTCATGCGGGCCATCAGCTGGCCGTCCTCGTCCACGACCACCAGCGTATCCGGCCCACCAGCCTGAGCCGCGCGGTTCTGGAGCGCGTCCCACTGACCGGACGTAAAGACCGGCTCAGGCTTACCCGTCTTATTCAGCACCGTGGTCAGCCCAGGCTGGAGATAGCCGCCATTGTCGAACTTGTAGGTGCCCGCCGTGGGTGACCCCCAGATTCCCGTTTCGCGCACGAAAGCGCCAGGCTTCGGGGCCTCCACCATCATGCCGTTACCAGACGAGATAGCGACGTGCCAAGCCGGGTTGCCCCAGTACAGGAGCGTGCCGGGGACGCTGGCGTTGCCCGCGCTGGAGCCAGCCTGGTAGCCCGCCGCCGTCAAGCGGGGAATCGAACTACCCATCTGGTGGGCGGCCCAGTAGACCAGGCCGGAACAGTCGAGGCCCGGCGGGATAGACGAGCCACCCCACACGTAGGGCACGCCGATAGCCTTCCTGGCAGCGTTGACGATGCCGACCGCGCCCATAGTCTCCGTCTTGCCCTTCAACCAGTTGGCAAAACCGTCAATCCAGATGCCGGGGACGGCCCGCATCGAGTCCGAGATCATGCCCGAGCCGGGCAGATTAGCCATGAGGGCATTGACCGGGGCCTTGATGAAGTTCGCCACGGCCCCGATGGGGTCAGCGATAATCTTCCCCAGCGTGTCCGCCGCGTCCTTAATCCAGTCCCAGCCACCCCGAACGGCATCCCAGATACCGCCGTTCGCGTATGCCGCAAACTTCACGCCTGTGTCCCCGCCTGGGATGTAGGAGGAGTGCGCTCGAGCGGCGGCGTTCATACGCGCCACAGCCTCGGGACCGCCCACCGCACGCACCCACTCGGGGCGCATGATGGCCTCGCCGCCAGACAGGGCGAGCGCGCCGCCACCATCCGGCGAGAAGAAGTGGAACACGTCGCGGCCCGGCGTGTAGCCAGGCAGGACACCACCCGAGGCGTACTCGGCGATAGGCGAGACCGCCGGGAGGCGGAAGGACAGGCCGAGCTTCTCGGCCATGCTGTCCGCCGTCTTCTTGATACCGCTCGTGTAGACCGTGTTGATGATGAAGTTGATGGGCTTGGCGACCACGGACTTGACCGAGTTCCAGATGTTCGCCACGCTGTCCTTCATCGACTGGAAGGCCGACTGGATGCCCCCCGTCACCGTCGAGATGATCGACGTGAGCGTGCTGCTCATCCAGGTGGCAACGTTGTTGATCGAGGTCTTGATGCCGTCCCAGATCGACGTGATGGCCGTCCAGAGTGCCTGCGCCCCGGCCTTGATGTTCTCCCACACGGTCGAGATCACCGGAAGGACGTAGGACTGGAACCAGCCCGCCACCGTCTGCACCGTCGTCTGGATGCCCGTCCACACGGCCTGGATACCGTTCCACAGAAGCTCCGCGCCCGCCTTGATACCGTCCCACACGGCGGTAATCACCGGGAGGACGTAGGACTGGAACAGGTCAGCAGCCACCTGCACGCACGTCTGGATGTAATTCCAGTACGCCTGGATGCCGTCCCACAGGAGGCCCGCCCCGGCCTTGATGCCATCCCACACAGCGACGATCACCGGCAGGACATAAGCCGTGAAAAAGTCCGCCACCGTCTGCACCGCCGTCTGGATGCCAGCCCATGCCGACTGCATGTACTCCCACAGGGTCGCAACGCCCGTCTTGATGCCCTCCCAGGCGGTCTGGATATAGGGCCAGACGTAGGTGACGATGAAGTCCGCGATACCCTGGAGGACGGCCTTCCACGCCTCGATGTACAGCGCGATAGCCGTCACCACGACCCACACGGCGACCTTGATACCCTCCCACACCGACTCAAAAACTGGCAGGAGGTAAGTCTTAAACCAGTCGATCACGGAGCCGACCGCGCTCTTGATGCCTGCCCACATGCCGTCAATGAAGTGCCTGAACGTCTCGCTCTTGTTGTAGGCGACGACGAAGGCGGCCACCAGCGCGCCAATAGCGACCACAATCAGACCGATCGGGTTCGCGTCCATAGCCGCGTTCAGGAGCCACTGGGCGGCGGTGTACGCGCCCGTAGCGACCTTACCAGCCACCATAGCGCCCTTCTGCGCCACCCATGCCGCCGTCGTGCGGCCCACCTGCACGCCCTGCTGCACGATGCTACGCAGGAAGTCGCCCGCGTACATGGCCTTCAGGGCCACGGTCTCCGCGAGGTCCCCGGCCTTGGCGACCTTCGCCGCCGTCCAGGCCGACACCTGCCCCCACACCTGGGTCGTCAGAGCGACAAGGCTCATGGTGCCTGTGACCGTCTTCCAGGCGATAAAGCCGCCCACCACGGACTCCAGGACGACCTTATTCTGGACGAGCGCGCCGAAGAAGCTCCCGAGCACACCCCAGAACGGGGAGGACACCACGCCGCCCAGGAAGTTCGCCACTCCGGGTATCACCGTCGTGGACAGGAAGCCCCAAATATCCATGACATTATCCCTGACCGATAGAATAAAGTCGATAAGGCCCGAGTCCTCCTCGACCCCGAAGAAGTTGCCGTCAAAGTTGCCGTTGACCGCGAGGTCAAAGAACGACTGAACGCCGGGGACGAGCGTCCCGGTCACCCAGTTGTACAGGTCCAGGCCGGTGTCCTTGATCGTGGTCAGGGCCGTGATGACCCCCGAGTCCGACGCGAGGCCGAACAGGTTCCCGTCGTAGCTGCCAGTGGTTACCAGCGTCCAGATCGACTCCAGCGCCGGGAACAGGCTCCCATTAATCCAGCCGAACGCGGCGGACGCGCCCTCAGCGACCACGCCCATGAAGTCCGTCAGGGCGGGCTTGATACGGTCCACGATCTCCATACCGCCCGTGACAAGCGCGGCCTGAAGGTTACCCCACGCACCCTCAATCGTGCTGGTAGAAGTTGCCGCCTCCCGCGCCACGTCGGTGAAGCCCAGGTCCAGAATCGCCTGGTTGAATTCCTGGGCGGTGATCTCGCCCTTCGCCATCGCATCCCGGAAATTCCCGGTATATGCGCCGTTTTTGAGCAGGGCCTCCTGGAGCTTGCCAGACGCGCCCGGAATCGCGTCGGCCAACTGGTTCCAGTTCTCGGTGGTCAGTTTTCCCTGACCAGCCGTCTGGGTCAGCACCATGCCCACCGACTTGAAGGTTTCGGCGTTACCGCCCGCGACGGCGTTCAGGTTACCCGCCGCCTCGGCAAGCTGGTCGTAGCCTTCCACGCCGTTGGCGGCGAGCTGGGCCGTGATGTTCTGGATGTCGGAAAGCTCGTAGACCGTATCGTCCGCGTACTTCTTCGTACTCGCGGTCAGCTTCTCGATCTCGTCCGACGCGACACCGGCAAAGCTGAGCGTGTTCTTGAATTTGTCGGTCGCGTCGCTGGCGGCCAGGGCCTCGCGCGCAACGTCGGCAAAGCCCACCACGGCACCGATAGCGCCCATGGCCCCGAGGGCGAGCGCACCGGCCTTGGCCGCGCTCTTGAAAGCGCCGCCAAGGCCGGACTCAATCTTCTTCTCGGCGGGCTTGGTGTCAACGTCGCCCAGCTCCTTGCGGACGGACTCATTCAGGCCCTTCAGGGACGGCGCGATCTGAATCCACGCCGTACCCAGGCTAAAGCCGTTTTCCGCCACAATCCGCTCCTAACTGTGCGCCGCGACCCACCGTCGCGCCCGTTCCTCACGCCTCTGGGCCTCCGCCTCCGCCCGCTCGAACCATCCAGGCTCAGGCGGGGCAACAGGCTTGGGCACGTCACCCTTCTTGCCACCCAGGGACGTAATGATTATACCCTCCAGACGGTGGTTAGCGGCGAAGGTCGCCGCCACCTCGTCAGTCCAGGCCGCCGCCCCGCCCATGCGTTTACGGAGCAGCGACCCGGAGGGCAGGTTGTCGATCAGAACCTTGACACGACGCAGCGACAGGCCGCCGGTGAAAACCTCCGTCAGGTCAAGGTTGTATGTCATCTGGAAGTCGGCCTCCAGCACCTCCCAGTGGTCCTCCAGGAAGGTGGCGAGGCCGATCAGTTTCCCTGGCGCAGGGACTGGAAGACCGACTGGACAAATTCGACCACCTTGGAGTATCGGAGCTTGCCGGACTCCTCGCGGAGGGCGGTCAGCGCGGCATCGCGCTCGCCCTCATCCGGGATAAGCAGCTCCAGCATGGGACGGTAGTCGCCCTGCTCCATTGCCACCATTGCGTCGAAGTCGTCCACGTCGGTGGGGTCAACGTCCAGGGCAACGCCCATGACCTCGACGTGAACGGGCTGGGGCGCGCCAGTATCGCGCTTGGACTGGGCCTCACGGCGCGCCAGCTCAGCGGCGGAGGGGGCCTTGGTGGTCTTGCGGGCGGTAGTGGTCTTGGTAGCCATGATCTGTTCTCCTAAAATAGGCTATAGGTTAATTTGTCTGTTCTCCAAGGGGTGTGATGCCCACCCGCGCGCCAGGAGAACAGACACGGCGCGCGGGTGGGAGCCAGGGGGTCAGACGACCTTCAGGCCCTCCTCGTCGGTCAGCAGGACATAGCCGTCCAGGACCTCGAGGTTGTACTCGTACACGGTCAGTTCGCCAACCTTGTACGAGATGTCGGAGCGCTCGCCAAGCTCCAGGCGCTTGAAGACGTAGCGGCGCTGCTTGCCGGTGGACACGTCGAACAGGTCGGCAACGCCGACGAGGCCCTCGACCTTACGGGAGGTGGAGACCTCCATGCGGGTGATCGAGGACGTGCCCGCCGTGACCTTCTCGGTCTTCAGCACGCCCAGGTAACGCTTCAGGAGTTCCAGCTTGGACTCCAGGAGCGAGGCCTTGAACGTCGTGGACGACTCGGACATGTAGGTGCGGACCACGCCGTGGCCCTGGTGGCCGCGCACCTTGTCCACGGAGTCGGACATGCCAAGGCCCATACCGTCCTCGGACAGCCAGCCCACGTCGATCATGCCCGTGGGCATGGGGGTAGTCAGGTTGGTGATGGTGGACAGGTCGGTCCCGGCGGGACCGAGCCACAGCGTGTCCTTTTCGGACCCCGCCATGAACGCGAGATCAGCATTAGTCTTGCTCATGCTGCAACTCCTAACTTCGCAGTGACTTGGTACGTCGCCGTGTAGCGACGCAGGTCCGTGTCCGGGTCGGGCAGCTCCGCCGGAGCGGGGGACTGCACGACGGCCACGGGGCCGTCCGCGCTCGGGAGAGCGTGAACGGCATCCCCTACGCGGCGGGCAAGCTCGCCCGCCCACCACGAGGTAGGCGCGTAGGAGTCGATGGTGATCTGGGCGGTGTACAGCACCCGGTCATGCTGGCCGGGGCCTCCCGTCGCCAGCACGAGGACGTAAGGGTGAGGGTCCTCCTCGGTGGAGGGGCGCACGCCGCCCACCGTGGTGCCCGCCAGCTCGCCCTCAAGGCCCTGGACGACTCCAGGGCGGTTCAGGTAGTCGATCACCAGCTTCTGGAGATCGGGGAGTGGGTGGCTCATTGTTAGCCCCTTCCTACGGCGCGTTCCAGCACGTGGTCGCGCGCCTGTCGCTTACGGGCCTTGTACGTCTCGGGGAGGACGTAGGCGCGGGCGCGGTCCTTACCGACGCGCACGCCCGAGGTGAAGCCCTCCCCGGCGCGTGAGGCGACCTCTGCCGCCTTCCTGGCGAGCAGGGCCTGCACCTCCGACCCCTTCAGAATGGCCTCCGCCGTCCGCTTGTTCGGCTTGAACTTAACGCTCACGTGGGGCCTCCTTCCGCAGCCTCAGATATACCCCCAGGGGGTACCCTACCAGGGAGCCGACCGGCTCCCACACGCCACCACGAAGCCGCACCCGGTCACCAGGCAGGACAGAGGCCGGAGCCTCGGCCCGATTATCCCAGTAGATCGTCACGTCCTCGCGCGTCCCGTAATCCTCGCCCGTGCCCTCGCGGTTCTCGGACTCCGTGGTGGCAACCAGGACCGGAGCCAGCGCGATCTCCTGAACGTCGTGCGCGCGGAACGCCACCCCCAGGGGGTCGCGCTTCGGCTCCGCACGACGCAGGAGCACCGCCTGCTCCTTCCATGCCTCCATGACGCTCACGAGCGACCCCCAAAAAGGGTGTCCGCGACCCCGAAAAACGAGGCCGTCGCGCCGTTGATGTCGTCCCTGTCCTGCCGGGTGAGGAACATGTCCCCGCTCGGCGTTGACCACGACGTGGACAGGGTGAACGGGCCGGTGGTCTGGGTGACCTGGGAGGCATCCCCGGCCACGCCCGCCGGACGCTGACGCAAAGCGCGGGCAACGACGCGGCACACGACCGCCACCCGCACCGACTCCGGCGCACCCTCCCAGCCCGCGCAGCGGTGCCGGATGAGGTCGCTCGCGTCCTCCAGGAGGACCTGAGCGCGCGCGGGAGCCGCGTCCACCACCCGAAGGTCCTCGGGCGTAAGACGGTCGCGCAGATCGTCAAGCGTGGCGAAGGCGAGGGTGGTCACGTCAGACCAGCTCCTCGTCGGCCTTCTTGCCGGACTTCTTGCCCGGCTTCTCGTCCCCGGCCTCAGCCTCGGAAGCGATCAGACCCAGGTCCTCCGCGCGAGCCGCCAGCTCGCGGACCTCGCCCGCCAGCGCCTCGTCGGTAACCGTGGCCGACCCCTCGGTGAACTGAACCGCGCCCGAAGGCAGGACCAGAAGCAGCTCAGGGTAGATGCTTGAGTAGATGTTCACGGTGTGTTCTCCTCGCATTTGGGCCGGAGGCGGGGCCGATGCTCAAGGCCCCGCCTCCGGAGTCGATCACGACAGCTTCAGCTTGCCGTGGTGCAGCTCGGAGCCATAGGACAGGCCAATCTCGCCGTAGAGCTGGACGCGATCATACGCGCCCGTCTTGGCGAGAGGCTCCGCGAAGAAGTGGCCCTTGCCCGGAATCTCCAGGAAGACCGGGGCGCACTCATCGAGGGAGGCGACCACCAGCGTATCGGCGGGCATGTTTCGGTCGAGCATGATGTTGCACGCGCCGAAATCAGTTTCGATGGTCTGGACGTTCACGCCGCCGACCGCGCGGGACGACTCGCGGTAGGAGTTGTCCTTAATGAAGACCTTGGACAGCGCGCGCTTGAGCTTGCCGCCCACGATGATCGTTCGGGTCTCACCCTGCTGGATGCCGCCCTTCTCCCAGACCTTCTGCATGAGGTCCAGAACCAGGTCCTCGGTCAGAGCGCCGGTGCCCGCCACGACGTTGGTCGTGATGGCCTCGAGGAGGCCTCGGGTCTTACGCGCGGTCGTGTTGTCGGTGGGGTCCTGGTAGGTGCCCACCAGGAAGGACTTGTTCACGTCGCGCGCGATCTGCTTCAGACCCTGGTCGATCTGCCACAGCATCTCGTCCTCGGGCAGGGTCACCTCGCCGATGGTGACCGTCTTCTCGCCGCCAGTGGAGCGCTGGCGAGTGACCGCCTGGCGGGTGTAGGACAGCTCGATGGCCTCCTGGTGAATCTCCAGGACGTTGCGGTTGGTGGAGCGCACGCGCTCCTCCGCCGTGGGGGCCTCCTGGCCTTCCTTGCGCTGGCGGTTCTCGTCAGCGTCGCGCAGATCGTAGGTCTGCCACTCGTAGAGAGTGGCACCGGCGGAAACGCCGCCGGTCAGGCCGCCGATAGCGGACAGGAACGGGGTGTCCTCGGGGGACACGGCGAAAAGCTCGCCGACGTAATTGGGCAGGTTGTAGGTCGTACCCTGACCAGTGATACCGGCCATTGTTTCCTCCTAGATCAGGTTGGAGACAGACGCGAGCTTCGCCAGCTTCAGACGAGAAACCGCGTTCGTGTCGTTGTTCGCCTCGGCACGGACGAGCATCTCGTCCACGCTGAGGACCTCCCCGCCGGGGTTTTTCGTCCCCACGGTGGGGAGCGTGGGCGTGGAGGCGACCCCGGCGGGCGCCGGGGAAGACTTAGCGAGGCCCGCCAGGGTCTCGTTCAGAGCCTCAAGGTCCGCGTCGTCGCGGATGAAAGACCCGAGCGAGGCCGGGATACCCGCCTTCTCCAGGCGCTGCGCGCGCTTCGCCTCGCGCTCGCGGGCCTCCTCACGGTCGCGCATCTCATGGAGCTGCGCCTGAAGGGCATCGACAGTCTCCTGGAGCGCCTTCACCGCGTCCTGAGTGCCCTCAGCGGGTGCCTCGGGCGCTTCGGGAGCCGCCGGAGCGGCCTCGTCCTTGGCCTCGGGCGCTTCGGGGGAGTCCGCGGACTCCTCGGAGGCCTCCTCAGCCGGTGCCTCGGGCGCTTCGGGGGCCACCGGAGCGTCCTCAGCGGGTGCCTCGGGCGCTTCGGGAGCCGCCGGAGTAGCCTCCGGTGCCTCGGGGGTCTGATCGACGGCGGGAGCGGCCTCCTGCGCCGCCTCCGTGGCCTTAGCCTTCTTGCTCATTGCTGTTCTCCTTCTCCCGAGAAGCCGCCAGCTTCTCAAGCCTGCGCGAGCGGAGCGCCCGCGAGGGACGATCCACACCCTGACCATCCGAGAACATTTCGGGGTGGCCGTCCCGCATATACGCCGTAATTATACGCCCAGATGGTGCCTTCACACCATCTTTCACCGCAGCACGGCGCGCCGATAGGTACGCCGCGTACATATCGTCCGGATGGTAACCAGGCAAAGCCTTATGCTCCCAGTCTGGAACGATCCGACAGTCGCAGGAGTCGTGGTACTCGTGCCCCGCGCCTCCCGCGAGGTCCTTCGAGTGGTACACCCACCCCCTGGAGGCCAGAAGCGTGCAGAAAGCGCACGTCTTGCCCACCGGGACGCGCGCGAAGCGCGGGGCGCTCGGGTCCAGGTCCGCCGCCCGCAAGATCGACCGGCGCGCACCCGTCTGAATCTCCCGCCCGATGGCCCCAGCCACGACGCGGATAGCCCGGCCCGGGTTGTCCCGGCCAAGGCCCGCCGCGTAGCGGCTCAAACGGTCGATCCGCTCCGCCGAATCCGCCGGGATCAGCGCCTTCGGCGTGTACGCCGTCTTGTACGCCGGTCGCAGCTCCTGATACCAGTCAAGCGCGCCCTGCGTCAGCGCCGGGCCGTAAGCGTCGACCAAGCTGCTCAGGAAACGCTTCATCTCCTCACGCGACAGGGGCACGTCCTCGAAATTCAGGACACGGAACAGACTCACCAGCTGGTCCTCCGCGCCCGTGAGCGTCGCCCGGACCAGCTGATCGTAAACTTTCAGCTGCTCAGATGAGGTCAAAATCACCACCCCCGGCGGCGGGGCCGCGAGCGCCGCGCAGAATCGCGTCCAGGTTATCCCTGCCCCGCTGCTGCTCGATCTGCGCCCGCATCCGTGTGATCTGCTGGCGCGTGTAGCCCAGCTCCTCCAGGGCCACGTCCGTCTTGCCGATCTCCGGGATGGCCTGAATCTGCTTGATCATGGCATCCGACTGGGACACGATGGACGGCCTGGCCGGGTTGCGCCAATGCGTCGAGATACGCGCCGCGTCCTCGGGCAAGACCCCATCACGCAGCATCAGAATGTTGCGATACACGCGATTAAGCGCGTAGCTGTTCGCGTCGTTGAAGTCGCTCGCCTCGGTGACCAGCTCCTCGCGCGCCGCGTAGATCGCGTCCGCGCTAGACGGGTTGTCCTGGACGATGCCCAGCGAGCCGACCGGGAGGGACAGCGCGCCCGCCAGCTCCTGCGCCAACTCCCGGAGCTGGTCCACGTATGGCTGCATGGACTGCTGAGGGATCATGTCAACCTCGGGCGTGTCGCCGTCCTCGTCACGAGAAATGCCCTTGACCGACCCGAGCCTCCAGCTCCAGGAACCCTTAATCTGGTCGAACGTCGACTTGTCCACGCCGCGCAGGAGCAGGCCGGGCGCGGTGAACAGCTCACTGGACACGTCCATGCGCATCGAGGCACGCACAGCGCGGTCCACGATGGACAGCACGCCATCCGTGAGCCGCGAGCGCCCCAGCGGGCGATCCAGGTTGCCCCGATAGACCAGCGCCTCCATAGGCGTGCGCCCCAGGTGATGCTCCACGTGGCCCGTCACGAACCACCCCTGCGACCCGAGCGGGGCCATGCTCACCATCACGTGCGGGGTCAGCAGGATCAGCTCCGTGGGCCGACCCAGGTAATCCACATCGTTGATGAGGAGGCCCGCGCGGATGCCCCGTCGACGTCGATCCCACAGCGCCGCCGCCGTCATAGCCGAGTACGGCAGGACGAGGACCGGCGGGTCACCCGCCGCCACGTCGCCAGGGAGCGTCGTCAGGAAGGCCACGCCGTGCGTCGCCGCGCTGGCGACCGCCTGCCCGATCTCCGTCGAAAAACGGTTCTCCTCCAGGATCGAGGCCAGCCCGTAGGGGTCCTCCGTGCCATCCGGGGCCACCACACCGTCCCAATGGCACCGCGACGTGAGCGAGAAGACAGCCTTCTCTGGCCACGTGGAGACCAGGCGCAAGTCGCGCGCGATCTCCCGAGGCAGCGCAATGTCCAGACTGTCGACGTACACCTTGCAATCGAGATAGGCCTGGCGGCGGGCATTGCCCGGATAGCGCGCCTGCCACGTGTTCACCAGCTCCTCCAGCGTCGCCTGGAGATCGACGGGCAGGCCCGCCACGGTGGGCGCGGTGAATAGCTGGGGTCCCATGCCCGCGATCAGACGCAGGTCGACGTTCGTACTCATGCGAGGGCCTCCTGGCTCCTGTTCGGGCGGCGGCGCGTCGTCCGCGCCATCCACAGCGCCACGCTCACGGCCTCCAGGGGCACCTCGTCACCCTCCTGGGCTGTCGAGTGCCACCCCCAAGCACCGTCCACCGTCCTGATTTTCTTATCTGACACCCCCACAGACGCATCCAGGGGGTCGTTGCTCGCATTATACCCGCCCGGATGCGAGACCGTGCGACCCCGAACCGCGTTCAAGAAGCCCGAACACGCGGTGAAATACTCCTGATTGTCCAGGACGTGCAGGTATCGGCGCGGAGGACGCAGCGCGCGCAGGTCCTGCTGGAGCGCCAGAGCGCCCGACCGGCCCGACACGCCCACCGCCGAGTAACGGCCCCGGCGCTCGTACAGCCATTCCGCGAGCGCCGCGCTGCTCATGGTCGAAAAGTCGCCGGCTTCGAGGTCGATCAGCTCGACGTGGGACACGCCCGTCTTGCGGTCGTGAAGCGCGCCAGCCACCGCGACGCGCCGCCCATCCTTCGAGAAAGCCACGCCCAAGGCGCGCACGGCGCGATCCGAGGCCAGCTCCGGGGCCAGCTCGGTGACCCCGGTCGCCTCCCAGTCGTCCAGCGAGATCAGGCGGCGAGTGTTGTCGTCCGAGGCCCACCAACCGAGGCGCTCGCGGGCGAAACCATCGTCCGAGTACCGTTTGCGCTCGGCCTCGATCACGCTCATCTTCAGACGGCCAGACGCGACCGCCGGGTTGGTCCGCACCCACAGGTCCCGGTCGTCCAGATCGACGTCCGCCAGCGACTTGGGCAGACCAGGCGGAGACCACTCGTCCCAGCACGTGCGCGAAGACTCACCACTCAGCGCGTCGCGGCGCACACGCGAGAACACCTCGCCGTCCGCCGTCGGACCCGGCGGCGTGCCTGTGTAAATCCACTGCGGGTCACCCAGCGGGGCCGCCGACGTGGTGGACAGAAGCGCCTCCAGCGCCTCGTCCGTGAGCTGCTGCGCCTCGTCCATGACGAGAATATCGACCGTGAAACCACGGCCTGACCCCTTCGAGCGGGCGGCGATCTCGATAGACCCGCCATTCTTTAAGAAGATGGCCTCCTGGCCGTTCACGTTGCGGATGTTCTCCACGAGGGCGTTCAGCTCGGGGAACTTCGCGCCTGGGTCGTTCGTCTTCTGCCCGAAAAAGTGCTTCAGACGGCGGAAGTGCTTCTGCGCAGTCTTCACCTCGTGCGCCGTGTGCAAGATGCGCTCACCGCGCCCGATCACGCCGAACAATTCCCTGATCTCCAGGGCGGCGTTTTTGCCGTTCTGGCGGGGCACCGCGAGGCCACACGTGAGGTTGGCCCAGCTATCGCCCGCCGTCGCCAGCCAGTTGTCGAGCACCCAAGCCTGCCAGGGGTCCGGCACCAGCTTGTAGTCGGCGGCCAGGGATATGGCGAGGTCCCCCAGCGAGTCAATCGAGGGGGACGTGATGGTCACGCAGGGGCGCTGGGAGGCCTCCAGCGCCTCCCGGCTAGGAGGCGCGGGTGTCACGCTTGCGCATCCTAGCCTTGAAGATGTCCACGGCGGTCTCCTCGCGGCCCTTGGGAGGCGTGGGGGAGGCCGAGGACACCGGGTTTTCCAGCTCGTAGAGGTCGCGGGACAGCTTGTTGGCGGCGTTCAGGAGCGCCGACAGGCTATCGGGCTTCGCCACCCGGATGGCCTCCCGTGCGGTGTCCAGGAGGTCGCGCAGCTCCGCTTCGCGGTCGTACTTCTCGGGCATGTCAGATCAGCCCCGCCGCGTCGGCTGGCAGCACCTCGTGGATGCCGGACTTCTTCAGGCACGTTTCCATGAGGTAGGAGACGTTCACGCCGGGCGCGATATAGGCCCTGACCGCGCCGTCAATGGCGCGGTTCCGGTTCGCAGCCGTGATCTGCTTGGGCGTGCGCAGATACACGCGGGCGCGGCGCTTACGGTCCTCCAGATACTCCGCCCGGTGCAGGGAGTGTGTGCGGTACGTGGGGTCGTACTGGCCGACGAACGGCTGGAATTTGCGGCGCAGAGCGTCGCGGTTCGGGAAGATCACGACGGAATAGGCCCCATTGGGGGTCTCGTCGAGCAGATCGAGCAGGTCAAAGTCGTTCATGGGGCCGATTATAGCATATCCGGGCGGTTTTAGCGCATGACGTGTTTAGCGCTTAGAGGTGGTTTCGGGTACCCCAGGGGGGTATTTCGCTTGGGCCTCTGGGTGTTCCTGGTTGTTGGGGGAGGGGATACCGCCCCTTGTCAAGTGGTAAGTTTCCATTTCGGGCGTGAGGTTTGCCACATCCGAGATACGGGTTCCCGGTGTTTCGGGGACTTCGGTCCTGATGGTCCGTCCCATCCAGTCGGTGATGGGTTTCGGGTAGGTTGTGTTCACCATTGGATGCCTCCGACGGTGTGGGCCTGGGTTGGCCTGGGCTGGCTTGGGATGGGTTTTGAGCCTCGCTTCTGGTTGCACTGTCGGCAGGTAACGCGGGCGTTGTCGATGGTGTCGCGCCCACCTCGTGCGGCTGGCACCACGTGGTCCGGCTCCGGGCTGTTGGGCTGGAGCGTGGTCCCCCATGCGAGGGCGCGCCCGCAGTCTGGGCAGTGCGTCTGTCCGTTGGCCTGTGCGAGGTGGAGGACGCGAACGCGCCAGCGCTTGTGGCGTGCTGTGCCGGTGCGGGAGGTGCCGGGTCTGGGGGTCATGCGAGCGAGTGTAGCACGCCCGCCTACCTCGTGGTGTGCCGTCTGGCCTACCTCGCGCGGCCCCGGTGCGCCTACCTCGTGGTGTGCGCGTGGCCCGGCGGCGGGGTGGTGGGTGTCAAGTGTTTAGCGGTTTGGGCTTGTTACATTGGTATTGTGCGGTTTGTGGGGTGGGGTGGGTTCTTGTTACACCTTGTTACGGGCTTGTTACAACCTTGTTACGCTTTGTTACGTGGGTTTTTCGTTGGTATTCTGCGGAACTTTACACTCTTGTAACGAGATGCCTTATATTCCTATATAGAGCGGATTTTTAGCAAAGTCATTCAATAACGTCGCATGCTAACGCGTTACTGATCGACTTTTCGCTATTTAAAGTAAATAGGATTTCTTGATACAGAGCGCGAGCGCTTTTCGCCGTTTCCCCCGCGATACCAAGGCAAAACAGGTGTAACAAGGGTGTAACGAGAAGTTGTAACGAGATTCTGTTACACCCCGTTTCGGGTGCCTACTACTGTGCGACCTTCGGCGGCGGTGGCACGCGAGGTCGGCCCCGAACGCCTCGACACAACGCCCATAAAGCGCTAACATGGGGCGTATGGAACGTGTTGAACCGTGCGGCAAGCGCCGCCCTTATGTCATTGACTATGCCCTCATCCCTGAGCCTGACTCTGATCGTCGCCTCCTCGTGGGCCTCGACTCGTGCGGTCACGTGTGGGTCAGCCTCACCGACGCACTCAGGAACACCGGCCTGGAGGGCGCGCCGCCGACCTATCGTGCGACGGTGATCGGCCTCGGTGGTGGCCGCGTCGTCCGCCCTCGTCTCGCGCCGGGGCGTATCCGCGCCATGCTCCCGCTCATGGTGGACGCGCCGGGGTGCGTCGCCTTGATCGCTCACACGGGGCGCGCCGGGCTTCTGACCTACCGCTCCGACGTGCGTCGGTGGATCGACCACACGCTGGGTGTCTACTCCCTGGTGGGTGTGAACGCGGCTCCCGTGGTCTACCCGTGGCCCGAGGAGGTGGCGGCGTGAACACGGAGCTGGAGTCTTTGGCCGAACGCCTCCTGCACGACAGGGTGAGCGCGGCGGGCGGCTTGTGTCCGAAGCTCGCGCCGACGGACGCGGGTATCCCTGACCGGCTGGTGATCTGGGAGGGGCGCGTGTATCTGGTGGAGTTGAAGCGTCCGGGCGGGCGTGTGCGGCCTATTCAGGCGGCGTGGCATAACCGTGCGCGCCGGGCGGGCGTGGAGGTCGTCTTGCTGAGCGGGACGGTGGAGGTTGCGGCGTGGTTGGATGATCTTGGGGTGCCTGGGTTGCCGCCGCGTCGTCGTGGGGGTGGCCGCGTCCGCCGTTTGTGTGACTGACGTTACACGCGCTAGATGTTGCACTATTGGTCTTTGGGTGTGCTATACTGATTACGTCACCGAGGGACGGTGACCTGAACCGAAAGGACCAAGACCATGAGCCGCTACTTCTTCTCCGCCGTTAGCCTCCAGGGTTTCAACGCCGATCAGATCGACCTGATCAACCGCGTGGCCGAAACCGAGTACGAGGCCCAGGGCCGTGAGCCGATGCTCGAGGAGATCAAGGCCGACTACGCCGACGAGCTGAACGCCCTCGCCTGACCCTCCCCGGAGGCCCCGCCACCCCGGCGGGGCCTCCACCCACCGAAAGGACCCACCATCATGACCACCCAGACCGACCTCCCCGAGTTCGCCTACAACGTGCAGACCCGCGCCGCCCGCATCGGCTCCCAGATCGTCCTCCCCGTCGACGGCATCCGCCAGACCACCAACGGCTACGGGCGGCACTTCATCACCCTGACCATCCCGGTGTCCTGCGTCATTGTCGAGGACGATCCGACCGGACCCGTCAACCCCGCCAATCCCTTCGTCACCCTCGACCGCTGAAAGGACCAAGACAATGACCGAGAACAAGATCATCGAGCAGATTAGGCAGCTCCTGCGCATTGCCTCCGACCGGGGCGCGTCCGTCAACGAGCGCGAGCTTGCCCAGCGTCGCGCGGAGCGCCTCATGGTGCGTTACCGCATCGAGAGTCTGCCCGAGGGCGACGCGCGCGCCAAGGATGAGGACATTACCTCGATGGAGGTGGAGATCAAGGGCGGTAATGCGTCGATGGCGCGGGCCATCGTAGACGGCCTCGCCACCCTCGCCCGCTCCCTGAGCTGCTTCTGCTCGTGGAGGACGTACAAGCGGCACACGCTCGCCACCATCGTCGGCACCCGCTCCGACCTCGCATACGTCACGGAGTTCTACAACGCGGCGGTGATGTCCTACCCGTCGATGCTGAAGGACAGGCTGCGCCATGAGGACTTCTGCAGTGAGTCCGAGCGCCGTCGTTTCCGCCGCTCCTACGTCCTGGGTTTCTTCCAGGGGATCGCGGACAGGATCGAGATCGCCACGAGGGAGGAGACGACCTCGACGGGCCGGGACCTCGTGCTGGCGTCCCGCTATCAGCGTGCCGAGGCGAAGGCGCGGGACGGTGTGAACATTCGTCCGGCGCGCGGTCTCCTGATCGACCGTGACGGGGAGGCGAGCGGCGAGCGCGACGGATACGTGTCCGGCATCGGCTGGATGGGTGAGCGCCTGGACGGCCCGCGCGTGGGTATCGCCGCGTCCTGACCACCGCGCCCCGCCGCCTTAGCGCTTTGCGTTGCGAAGGGCGGCGGGGCGCCCTATACTAAACATGTCACCGCCCCGGTGACCCCACCTCCGAAAGGACCAACCATGATGAACACCAAGTACACGCTCGCCGGTTTCGGCCTCACCGTGGGCCTCGCCATCGCAGCCGCCGCAGCCCCCGCGCTCGCGGCCTCCACCACGCCCGAGCCGATCAGCGCCCAGGTCACGAAGGCCACCAGTGCGTCGCGCCAGACCACAAGCGAGGTGACCGTTGAGGGCACCTGGGCCACCCCGCACCTGACGGTCGGCTCGACACTGACCGTTGGCAGCGTCGACGGCGGCTTTGCCTGGAGGGCAGGCTTCCCGTTCACGCTGGACGACGGCACCCGGATTGGTGAGTGTGTCGCCGACCGGGCGACTCTCACCTGCACGGTGACCGACGTTCCCGAAGCGTGGGCGGCGAAGCAGGACGTGTCCGGCACGTTCCATGCCCGCGCGCAGCTCACCGATAAGGCAGTGGGCACCGAGTCCACCCAGATTACCCTCAATGGCGAGACCGTCCGCACGCTCGTGTGGGGCGACCGTGAGGGCACCGGCACGTGCAGCAACGACTGCACTGGCCCGGCGCACTTCGAGTACGCCCGCCCTGAGAACGTGAAGTTCGGGTGGACCAACCGCGACGGCTCGGTCGGTTGGGGGATTCAGTGGAAGGTCGACCCCGGCGTCGAGTACACGATCACGGACGAGACGAACACCCTGCACACGGCTGTCAAGTGCAGCACCGGCCCCACGTGGGACCCGGCGACCACGTCGTGGACGGATGGCAAGCTGGACGACACCAAGCACACCCTGACCTTCACGCCCCCGACCGGGGCTCTGGCCTGCGTGACTTACCCGGACGCAACGCAGCCCGTCGATGGCCAGACCACCTACACGAACAAGGCGACGATCAACGGCGCGAGCCTGGAGGCGACCGCGACGATCAAGGCCAGCGGCGGCACGGACGGCAACGGCACCGTGAAGCCCGCGCCCATGCCCGCGCCTACTCCGACGACTGAGCCGACTCCCGAGCCGACCCCCACCACCCCGGCCCCGAAGCCCACGCCCACCATGCCGACGGTGGACAAGACCCCGGTCCCCTCGCACGCAACCCCGAAGCCCGAACCGAAGGCCACCGAACAGCCCGCGCCCACGACGCGCCTCGCCAAGACCGGCGCGACCCTCGACGGCATCGGCGTTTCCCTCGTGACCCTTCTGATCGGCGCGGCGCTCGTCATCGGCGGGCACATCATCGACCGCCGATTCACCAAGTAACACCCCATCGGTGGGGCCGCTGACATCCCAGC